TTGGTCTCAAAAAATCCAAGATGATCTAGAAATACAAACAAAATTAGTGGATAACTGTACTCGTGAATATGAAGGCGATTGTGAACACGCAAAATCAGTTCGTATCTTAGGTGTAGGTGAACCATCAATTGGTGAATATACAGGCGAAGATATTACTATTGAACCAATGACTGATAAAGACCAACTTTTACCTATCGACCAAGCAAATTATTTTGCATTTGAGGTAAAAGATGTAGATAAAGCTCAATCTGTACCTGGTTTACCTGAAAAATATCAATCAAAAGCCGTTCATGGTTTAGCAGTAAAAAGAGATACTTATGTTGCTAACTTAATTAAAGCAGGTAAAAATATTACTACAGCAACTGGTAAAACACAAGCTGCTATAAAAACAGCAATTGACGATGCTCTTGTTGCAATCCGTGAGAGAAACTTTGATGGTTCTGGTGTTATTGAAATTCCACCATCTGTTTATGCTATTTTCAAAAATAATTTAATTGAATTATCAACAAACAATCCTGAATTAATTAAAAAAGGTATTGTTGGTATGTATGACAATTTCCAAGTTGTTATGTCAAATAACTTAGCTAAAGATGATACTCATGTATATTGTGCAGTAAGAAGTAAAACTGCAATTGCATTTGCTGGTCAAATTAATGAAGTTGAAGCTGGTCGTATGGAAAAGAGATTCTCTGATTACATTAGAGGTCTTGATACATTTGGTTCAAAAATTATTGCTGAAGACGAATTACAAGTTGTTAAAATTCCACTATAATATGTTTATGGCTCTATATGAGCCTTTTATCGTGAAAAGAGTACAATTTATGGTGCAACTCCATAATTCACGACTAGGAGGAAAAAAATATGAAAAAATTTATAATTAAACCAGATATTACTTTTTATCCAGGAATAGTAGTAGATAAAGATACTAATTTAGAATATGAAAATGAATTAGTTAAACAAGAAATAAAAGATTTAAAATTACATTCTATTATTACTGAAGAAAAAGAAGAATATCATAGCAAGACTGATTTAACAGTTAATTTGCAAGTTGGTGATATATTAATCCTTGATGAAAATAGAGGTTATATATTACCTGGTATACCATTAGTTACAGTAGAAGAAGAAATAGAGGAATTAAACTATATGAAAGAGGTGTAATAATGACACTAAAAGAAGAAAAAGTAAAAATACTATCTTTAATAGAAGAATTAAATTCTGAAAGTGAATTATTAACAGATGATCCTGATATTTCAGCTAAAATTAATTCAGTAATAAATCAAGTTCAAAATGAATTGGCTAGAATAAAAAAAATACCAGCAAAATTTGAATATGACACAACTGAGAATAAAACTTTATTATTTACAGATATACCTAATAACTATCAGATAAATAAAATATCTACAACAAAATATAAAATTGAAGGGAACTATGAAATTATCTTTGATGATGATGTAGAAGATATTGTTACTATTTATTATTATAAATATCCAACACCAATTGATATTTTAATTATTCCTAATGAAAAAGAAACAGAAGAAGAAGCAAACGAAAGAATAGATAATGAATATATCTTTGAATTATCTTTAGATGTTCTTGAAGTATTACCTTATGGTGTGGCTGCAGATTTACTTAAAAACGATATGATTAGTAATTATGGCAAATACTATTATGAAAGATACAATGAATTAAAACAAATGCTTGATTCAAGAAATACAAGCGGAGTAATTACTATAGAAGGAGGTCTAGACTTCTAATGGCAACAAGTATAGATGATATTATTTCAAGAAATTATGCTAATTTTAGAGGAGTAGATTTTTCTAATAGTGATGTATCCTCATATCGTAGCCCTAACTCAATTAACATGTGGAAAAATTATGAAGATAGTAACGGAACATGTATAGAAACAAGACCAAGTATGAAGTTGCTAGAAAATTTCGGCAATCAAATATTTGGTCTCTTTTTTTATAAAGTTTTAGATGAAATAAAAGTTTTAGTACATACAGGTACAAAGTTAGTAAAATGGGACAATTATCCTAAAACTCCAGCAGAAATTACTGAATTATACACAGGATTAAATCCAGCAAAAAGTCAAAGCTTTGTTTATAATAATATATTCTTTTTAAAAGATGGAATTAATTATATAGAATATGATGGTGAAGAAGCTAAAGATGTAGAACCAACTATTCCAATTACTTCAATTGGTAAAAAGCCAACAGGTGAAATAATCAATGATAATTACGATACTGTATATCAACCTGTTAATGTTTTAACATCAAAAAGAAAAAATGGATTTGTTGCTGATGGAACTAGTACAGAATATTATCTTGATACAACTGATTTAGATTCTTCAAGCATCTTTATATTAGAAGCAACAGTAAATGGAATTAGTAAAGTTGAAACATTAGATTTTGAAGTTGACAGAGTAAATGGTATAGTTAAATTCTTTACTGCCCCACCTGCTCCAACAGAAGCAGGAGAAAGTAATGTGTTTATTACTTTTAGTAAAACAGGTACTAATTATAAAGAACGAATCAATAAATGTACTTTATTATGTGAATTTGATAATAGAATTTTCTTTAGTGGTAATCAAGACTATCCTAATGCTTTATTTCATAGTGAATTAAATGATCCTAGATATATTAGAGATACAGCATACTATGAAGATGGATTAGATTTAGCTCCAATAAAAGCAATAATACCTGGAAATAATGTATTATGGGTAATTAAAGAAATAAATCAAAATACAACAGGAATTTATTATCATACTCCAACAATTGACTCATCAGAAGGTAAAGTTTATCCAGGAGTTAGTGGAAATATTAATGTTGGATGTGTATCTACAGGAATTAATTTCAATGACGATATTGTTTTCTTCTCAAAAATGGGATTAGAAGGAATAAATGGTAATGTCTATAGTGAACAATTACTAGCACATCGTTCTAGTTTAGTAGATAGTAAATTATTAAATGAATTAAACTATGAAAAGATTAATTTATGTGAATATAAAGGTTATTTGTTATGTTTAATCAATTCACATATATATTTAGCAGATTCAAGACAGATGTTTACTAATAATACTAATCAAGCAGAATATGAATGGTATTATTGGGAATTTGCAGAAGATATAAATTATATAACAGAATATCAAGGTAATTTATTTTTAGGTAATGCTAAAGGAAATATTTATAAATTAGATAGTACTGGTGATGAAGAAGTATATAGTTCTTGGACAACATCAAAAGATGATTTTGATTATCCAGCATATATTAAAACAACTAATAAACGTGGTGGTGTTGCCACTTTAAAAAAATTAGATAATGACGATATTCAAGTATCAACTATAGTAGATGATGAACTTAGATATAAAAATACTTATAGTGATAAAAAAGGTTATATAGCATATCGAATTAAAGATAAAAAATTTAAAGCAATACAAATTCAATTTAGTTCAAATAAACCATTTGGACTTTTTTCATGCACATTACAAGGTTTTGTAGCAGGTTATATAAAGAGGTGATTTAAATGACAGAAGAAGAAAGATACGCAAAAATAGATACAGATAAACAAAATGCTATAAATCAATCAAATCAAGTATATAATGATTTACTTACAAGTAATTCAAATCTAGCACAACAACAAAAAGATTATATAAATACATGGCAACAAACACAAAATGATATTGCCGATAAAAATGCAGCATATCAAACAGAACTACAAAATCAAAATAAAGAAGCAGCGGAAAAAGAATTTCAAAATGAAGCTATAGCAAGTAAAAATGCTTATTATGATTTTATTAATCCATATGGGGCTCAAGCAGAAATACAAGCTTCAAATGGATTAAATAATACAGGATATAGTGAAACAACAAAATTAGGTGCTTGGAATACACAACAAAATAGAACTGCACAAGCACGATCAACAATGAATGATGCTATACAACAATATAATAATGCAATTAAAGAGATAGAACTAAATAGAGATACAACAAAATCAGAGTATGCATTAGAAGCATTACAACAACAATTAGATGCAACACTTCAAGAATTTAATAATGCTAGTTCATTAAAACAATCACAATTATCTAATAATCAATCATTAGATAGTGAATATAACTCAAGATATGATACTTTATGGAGCCAAATTAATACAGAAAAACAACAAGAAGAATCAATTAGAGAATATGAACAAAACTATGAATTACAAAAACAACAATTTGAAGAAGATATTCGTCAATTTGATGAAAACATTGCTTATCTTAAAGAAAAAGATGCTAAAGAATATGAATTAGAAATTAAACAATTAGAAGAAGAAAAACGACAAGCAGAACAAGAACAAGCTAATTGGGAAAAAGAATATCAATTAAGTTTACAACAATTATATTCTAGTAGTTCAAGTAGTAGCAGTAGTAATAGTTCATCAAGTAGTAAAGTTTCTACACAATATTATTCAGGTCCAATTAATCCAGATGCTTCTTATGGAACGTTCTCGAATGGATATCAACCAAATAATGTAAATGGTAATTATTTATCTAAAACTGGTGATACTATTACATTTGATACAACAACATTAAATGGAACTACTCAAACAGTAACTCAAAATATTTGGAAAACATCTGATGGAACTAAGTATTATTGGGATGGAAGGAAGAATG